TGTAAATTGTCAGAATCCATATCACCGATGATCATTTTTACGTCATCTGGAAGTATGTCCATTTTATTGATACGGCGAATTAAACCATCCAATATACCTTGGATTGTTTCTACCGTAAGATTTGTGGCCTCTTGCGCAACATTTATGGGGTTTGGGTACAAACTCAGTGAATTAGAAATTTCTTGTAATCTACTGAGTTCATTATAGTGATTGACAGACAAAAGGCTCATTATTATTGTTTACGAACATTTTTGTTTTTATTTTTTTTAGATCCTCTCACATATTCTGGGGGAATGCCCATACCGGCGGCAAACACGGCTGTCGTAACCCCAGCATCTTTTGCATCTTTTATATTTAATTTTTGTAATTTCTTTAACGAGAACATGTCATCTATATCCACCTTTTCCTCGTCGGGTATAGCATCGTCTTTATTTTCGTAAAATTCGGCATATTCACTCTCAAGTTTTTTATCCGATTTCCTCCTGATATAGACCATAATTCCAATGATACTAACCAGACATATGATAGACACGACAGTCATTCTTCCTCTATTGTTCGCGAGCCTCGCACGAATGGACATTGTTACTGTGTACAAATATTTAAAGTTATGACACTAGACACAATTAAGTAACATGACCACATTAAATTATTACAAAAACGAAACCGAAAAGGTGTGCAAATCAAAGGGGTGGGATCGTGCGAATGTAGATACGGTATGGCTTCTTCTCACAGAGGAGGTGGGCGAACTGGCATCTGCTATCAGACAATACAAGAAAACATTCAAGAAGACAAATTTAAAAAAGGAAAGGGGTGTAGATGTTATGATGGAAATGGGGGACGTATTTAGTTATTTATTTCAATTGGCGCACATGCTTGATGTTGATTTAGATACAATGTGGTCAGAACACAAACAGAAGATCAAAACTAAAAAATATAAAATGTAAGATTATAATAAATAATGAGTTCTTGTATGATCGATGATGAGGCGGCCATAGATAAGATTAATCCATTTGTTCAGAACGATTTTTCGTTGCCGGGTGGGAGTCGTAAAACACTTAAATCCGAATTTAAGGGATCTATCAAAGATGAAACCCCGGGTGTTGCCGAACCAGAAGAGAGTCCCATATGTAAATATGGTATTTCTGCGGGCGATAATACGTTAGATTGGTGCTCTCGGCCAGCCGTTGACAAGAGTTTGCCGATTCAAAAGAGAAATATCGATACCGGTTTAGAACCCCCCATAGATAAAGATGAGGACGATACCAGGACAACTATAATTAAGATTGTGTGTGTTACTGCCACTATTGCCGCAATAATACTCATTGTTCGTCGATTAGCTTCAAAACGGTAAACATCCTACTCAATCGTTTCTTATTGAGACAACATTCGATGGCGTCCGGTAAATAATCTCGAATAAATCCTCTAGCAAATTCAATCTGCCACGTATTGTTTTTGTTTATATAAGGCACTTTAAACGTAGGATTCACAATTTTACACGTATTCATAATACGTATAACATCATGATTTCCCAAATTCTTTCTAGCGAGTAAATTATCTAGAGCGATCAAAGCCATTCGTTGCGTGGATTCGATCGTTTTTTCAACCATGGTTTGTAGAAAATTTTCATATTGGATATCTTGTTTAGAACAGGTGATTTCTGTCCAATCACCCTTACTGGACGTATATAAGTAATCGGTAAAATCTTCATATGTATTAGAATTATAGTTCCATTTAGTATATTTTATTTCCACATAATTTAAATTAGAATCGAGATCAACGACATTCAGCGCACTCTTTAAGAATGACGTCATAGACTAATCTCCGTGCTTTCTTTTAAACTCATTAACATGACATTAAAGACTTCCTAAGTTACCTCGGTTCATGATTTTTTTAAGTCAAAAAGAATGAAATATTCGAGTATCGCCAATAATACATTTTCTTACCTCTTAACTCTGGATGAGTTTAGATCTAAGATGCCCGATGAATATAAACCTTCATGGATTAAAATTACGACTATAACCGTGATTTCTAAATTCGAACGGGAAATTGAGATTAAAAAACTCCGACAGCTTTTTGAAGAAAATGGTTCTATAAAACTCCGGCGTATTGGTTCAGATTTTGATGGATTTGAGTGGAAACTGAAACCCACGACATTCTATAATCAAATCACCCTCACATACGAGGATCAATACTCCGTCAAGTCCGTGAAAGTCTTCCCAAATGGTTCTATCCAGATCGCGGGCGCATCTGATCTCATCGACGCAAAGCGAATCATTACTCAGTTGGAATATCTGTTTAAAATCTGTCTAGGTTTGGAAAAGCCCACGCCATTGGATTCTTTCCGTGTGGTCATGATAAACAGTAATTTCAGTTTGAATTATAACGTCAATCTTATGGAAGTTGCGCAACATTTTGAAAAACATTCGGATATTTTTAAGATTAGCTTTGAACCGGATCGGTATTCGGCGGTGAAGATCAAGTTCAGGCCAGCGGAGGAAATGAAAGAAATTACAACCAGTATTTTTAGTACTGGTAAAGTTATCATCACCGGGGCGGAGACATTGAAGGAGATCGTGTTCGCATACAATATCATCAATCAACACATTAACCAAAATGAAAAAATTCGGGTTACCGAAACTCAAGACAAGGACATATTCAATATATTTCTTGGACACAAAATTGAAACCATGGTCGATGCCTTGCGCGACAGTGGGTATCATTCATGGCTCAAGACTATCACAAATAGAAAAATTAATTTCTAACGTCATGGTAAATCAGATCATGTCGCAACGACTTGGAATGGCAGATGGTCGTCAGTATTCTCTTAACTCTTCAGCACAGCTCTTGAATAACCACATCATGCAAAAAAATGGTGTTCAATATGCGGATAATTATTCCTACCGACAACTTCTCCAGAAAGGCGGTCCGGCCGTGATTGAACAACTCCAAAAGGAACAGGCGAAAAAGGGTCTCATTAAACCGGATACTAACTAATCACGTAAAATACGCAAAAAAAACTTATACCAATACTTTAATGTCCTCTCCCTGTTCTATATGTCTTACAGAGGTTAGATCGACCAGATCAAATACACGCCTACGGTGTGGACATATATTTCATACGGAATGTTTAGATAAATGGAAAGAAAAAGGTAAGAACACGTGTCCTACATGTCGAAAACTATTTGATGTTTCTAAGTTTTCTGTGACAATAACTGTTAAGAACAATGATACAGAAAACTCCGAATCTAGAGTTGTACCGGAGTCAGAAGCCATGATGGATTTTCTAAATGAATGTGACATCAATTTTGATATAGAAAACGTATTAGACCTTAGAAGCCTTCTGTCTGACCTTGGGATGAGTCTTTCCGACTTTGATTCCCGTGTCACGGACACAGAATGAACTACAGTAGGTTGTGTAATTTAAACCAGGATAATTCCTTGCCGCATATCTAGGATCCTTTATCATTTTACCAGACGCATCACTCAAAAGAGGACCTGTGGCCCAGCCCCTCTTATGAGAGAACACATTAGCTTTAAAAACGATTTTCTTACCCTTTTCGATCTTACCCGCACTACGAATTCTTGATTCCGGTACTTTGAAGAATTTACTTAAACTCGCGACCGTATCACCCTCTTTCACTTTATATTCAACGACACCGTGTTGTTTGTAGAAGTGGAAATCTCCCATTCTAATATAATTTGTGGGTCTCCCGGGACTAACAAACATCATCACTTTGTAATACCCCTTTTTGCACTTTTCGTTCGCTGCGACTTTGTATATTTTGGTGGGATTATCGGACAAAACTCTCTTTGGGAGACTTGTACAGTGTGTATAGGTGTGTCCTTTATTTGAAAGACCGGATCTGTCACCTGGAATACTCTTCTGCCATCGATACGCCTCGTAGTCACCCACGGCGTATGCGTAGCAATTGTTATTATCGATTCCTGTCTTTGACCCCCACCGTCTATTGGTGAATTTTTTTTCAGAACCAGACAAGGGCAAATCCTTCGCCATTTAAGTTTACTTCAGAAAAAAATTATTGACTAATATTAAATGTTAAAGGAAATCTCCCAAACCCGAAGCCCGAATGAGCGTACTCGCATCATTATTTTGTTCTTACTCAATCTCGTCATCAGCACATTCTTACTTAAGCTTCTTTGGAACAGGTCGCTGGTGAAGCACGTAAGCATGTTGAGAAAGGTTGATACGCTTCTTGAAGCTTTTATCCTCTCTATCGCGTTGTCCGTCGTTCGTGGTCTTTAGACTTCTTTATACCCGACAATTTTTTCGCCTTTTGGGCTAATGAGCGTAGGGAAAGCCTCCATTCCGGGACATCCTTCTTTGTCGCAATCGACAAATTTATAGGATTTACCCGATTTTTTAAACCACTCTAGCTGTTTAAGAGTCCATCCACATCCCATGGTCCCGTAAACAGTCCAGGTCTTGCCTTTTCCGGCGACTTCCTTTGGTTGCTGACGGCTTCCTGTTTTATATAAAATATAGATATCCAAAATAAGGAGAATAATTAAAGCAATCATGTTACTATTTATGAATATTTTAATTATTGTCGGGGTATAAGATTTATTACAAATTTAGACATGAATGATGTTTCTGCCGAACAATCTCCAGGCAACGAAGAGGGCCACCAATACGAGTAAAATCATCACGTACGGGGCGATGTTCGTTTTTTTCGTCTCTTCTGGTTTTTCGACAGAGGGTGCGACGGCATAAGATTCGTCTAACATTTTAATATATGTCACGAAAAAAAATTGTGATGTAATGGTATATAGATTATTTGGCATGCTTCCGCCTAAAATATCAATAATACTATTAGTGGTTTTTGCTGGTTTGGGATTTGTGATGTATAAACGTTACAAAAAACAAGGAGCCAAAATGGCCGAAATGGCTCGAATGATCCAGGAAAAGGGGGCAGCGAATGAAGACCGTGCCGATCAAGAGCGCGAACGCCGAGACAGAGAGGCGGCAGATGCTGAAAAAAGACGAATGTACCGCGCCGACCAAGAGCGTGCGAGAAAGGCAAAGGAAGCCGAGGCGGCAAAGGAAGCGGCGAAGAATGATTTTTCCAATATAGACACAAAGGAAGGTCATCCCATCGTTAAGGCGCCGACAAAGAGTCACTATCCTTACGGAAACACGTGGTATTCCGTTCGTAAGGGACGCGCAAAAACCGCAGAAAGGTGTTGGAAAAACGCAAAACGGAACAATATTACGGGTTGGGGATGGAGAAAACACGACAAATCTTGTTGGCACTACATGGATCCACTTCTCATGACAGCGGATACACACCCCGGTTCCGAACAAAACCACTTAATGGGATGTACAAAACCGGGTCAAAAGATTGAAGATGGATGTATTGATTTCGATCACGGACACACAGCGTGGGGTCACGATAGACGACAAAAGCGGGGACTTAAATCTCATCAGATATGGGGTGGTGTTGGGGGACACCACCACGATAAGATGTCACCGGAAGAATGTAGACGAAAAGCTAAAGAGGCCGGGTTTAAGGTAGCTGGATACAGAACGGCTTTCCATCCAACCGACGTTTGGAAAAATACGTGTTTTACAATGGGAAAGAAAAATTCGTCTAAAGGGTATATCGGAGATGCTGGAGATTTGGCGCACATCATGATGTGTACGGATCCGACAAAGAGAGTCGTCGATGGGTGTTAATACACTAAACGATAAACAATTATCAATTCTTATATTTTACATATTTTATAAAGTATCTAAAATATAATTTATATAGGTGATGATCGCGTTACTTATTTCATAGCTAAAATTTTCTTACACATTTCATCCTTTGTCAGTGTTGGATCGAGTTTAAATTTCTTAACTAATTCGTCTTTCTTGTAGAGACGACACTTCCGTCTGTCAATTTTGGTGTCACCATTCTTGTTGATTGATATCTTTGGTTTCGCGACAGCCGTCTTTGGAGCCTTCTTTTCGACCGACTTAACCCGGGCGATACCGGGTCTTTTTAACGGCGCCTTCTTCTTTTCAGCATTCTTTTGGAGGACAGCCACGGCGCGACGGATGGCGCTCGATTGATTGGCACTCTTCTTAGGCGAGGGCGGGGGTGGAGCGCGAGGGGTGATAGCCTTCTTTTTCGTTGGCGGTAGAACCTTTTTGAGAATATTCTTCTTCGTCTTTGTTGTAGTACTTAAGAATGGATGTTTTAAAATTGTTTCGTAGGTTGGAAAATTGTGTTTCGCACCCATTACCAATCTGTAATTATCAACGTATTTGCCCCAACTGGACTCCGTCCACCGTTGTCCCTGCGGTCCTCGGTACTCTTCGGGTAATACATCGCGCAAGAATTCCTTCGTCTGTTTATAACCACTATATGGCGCGAATTCGTAAAACATTGAATTAAGAATGAAGTGTGCGTCATACATTATATGACTTTTACTACCAATACCGTGAGACGAGGCGAGTTCCCCGGATGTTACGATCGGGTTTCTCACACCTTCCATGGTGGACATACCAAAATCTATGATTATTGGTTTAAATCCACCCTTCGTTTTAAGAATGAGTAAGTTGTTCGAGTGAAGATCGTGGTGTCTAAATTTTGGGTATTTTTTATGAATGTTGGCCAGGTTTTGTATCAATTGTCCGATGACCTTTTTAACCGCGGCCTCGCTTGGTTTGGTCTTTATCCATGCCTGAAGGCTTTTACCGTCTATGTATTCGAAATAAAGAATATCGTCAGTGCGACACGATTTGAAATGATACATGCGCGGTGCGCCCATTCCTTTCAATTTTTCGGCTATACGATACTCCATCTTGGCGCTTTCTTCTGTCGTAACCTTAATCGCGACCTGTGTGGCACATTTATCATCGATACACCCATAGAAGACTGTACCATACTGACCCTTCCCTATGGCACGTAATCGTGTCGCCTTATTGATTAAGAGTGGTTTTTGTTGGATCCTAGTGAAAAAATGATTCTCAGGGTAACACGCCTTTGAGACGCCATCCTTTTTTCCTCGTAGGATTTTCTTAACTTCTTCACCAACCGCGTTCTTCTGGGCATTTGTTTTAGCACTATTCGCTATGTGGACAAGTTGTGCCAACTTAACCATCCTTATTAGAAACCAAGAATTTTTTTGAGTTTTTAATGGGGACGTCTGGGTATTTTTATTACAAAGTATCTATTTTTATGTTTATTCATCTACTTCGATGTCATCATCGACTTCATCTTCTGGGGCACCAACACCCTGGAAAGCAAACGAGGGCAATTTCGTAGAGGGTTCGAGGAGGGCTTGTTGGAGTCGCACGGTAACGCCAAACTTATTGTCGATGAACCAAATTTGATTGAGATCAACAATCGTCAAAACCTTTTGTCCCTTCTCAACCGAATCCAGGGGGACTGGTTGGCGAAGATTATTATAGGCTTCGGGGACGAAGCTACCATCGGGCTTCGTCAGAATTTTGAGTTTCAGGGTACCCGGATACTGTTCCTTACCCGGTCGGACCATGGGCTTGTATAGAGCTTCTTTCAGAACGGCCACGTTGAACGATTTTCCCAACCATTCTTCGCTGTTTTCTGCCACAGTATTAACGATGATATCGTCGAGCTCTTTCAACTTTTCCTGTAGAGCCATGGCTTCGGCATTGTCCGGATCAAAGGAAAGATCCAGGCTGTAAGATGTTCTCCCCGTCCCCTCGTCAGTGAAGGCGGAGAGACCGTACGGAGACCGCATGTACGGGAGTTGAAGGAAAAGTTTCTTGTTGTCGCCACTATTAAGATAGACAGCTTTGCCGCCATTCTTGTTTTTGCGCAGTTTCGAAAGGATTACAGAAGTAGGTTGGAACTCGGATGATTGCTGGATAGTGAGTGACATTGTGTATAGTTGTATATATCTCTCATGAGTCCAACCTTTAAATGATTTTTTTTTCTTCATGTATTTTAAAACAAACCAATGGGTGTCTTTAAGGATTGTGGATGTGGGTGTAATGGCAAGCGTGCCCAGGACAAATTCGTGTATTCCATGATTTCTGCCGTAATTTTCTTTTCTATCGCCAACCCGGCGACTTTCCGTCTCATGCGCCGAGTGTTGGGCAAGTGGGTGTCTTCTCCTAATGGATGTCCCAGCATCAAGGGGTTGGCTCTCCATAGCGTCGTGTTTCTTCTTATCGTTTGGGGTTTGATGCAAGTTAAACCGATTGAAAAGGAATCGTACAAGGGCGAAGAAGGTGGTATGCCAGGAGATGCCGAAGACGATCTTACCGACGACGAAGACGAAGATCTTACCGACGACGAAGATGACGATTTTACCGACGATGATCTCAGCGACAGTGAAGATGATCTCAGCGACAGTGAAGACGATTTCACTGATGACGAAGCGCCGTTTGAAGATACCGTTGAAGAATACACATCGTACCTCGAAGGGGAAGAACCCCCCGCTGTCACCAAGAAGATGAAAAAGGACGCAAAATCCCAGAAAAAGCAACCGGCTCCCGCGCCGGTGAGCGAAAGTTCGTCCATCATCGGATCCCCGGCGATGAGCAAGAAGGAAACCTCTAAACTGGGGGCGTTGGATCTTGGCATGAGCGATGACCTGGGTGCCCCGATCAAGAAGTCTTCCAAAAAATCGAAGGGTAGTGGTACGTACACGTCGTGTGGTTGTGATGACGGTTCCAAAGTGAAGATTTTACGTTAATTTTTTTTCAGAGTAAATAAAAATGCCGAATTCGACACACATCGGCATGGCTTTCGGTATTATATCATTAACTTCAATAATAGGCGCTGGTGTGGGTGTCGGGAGTGGCATGGCGTACTTATTGGATAAATATAATAAACGATAATATATATGGTTCGTGGATATAAACTCGCGGCTTACATTACATTTTTAGGAAGTCTTGGTTCCGTCGGTGGATGGTATCTAGGACAGGGGATCGGATCATACATTGGATCGGCTAGTGATAACGAATGATCTATCCGAAGTTTGCTGAATTGTAGATTTATTTACTAAATCTTTAAATCTACAATACATTTTATTAACGTGTTTTTCGGAAATCATCATGCAATTTTCGATGAAAATTTTACCGTTGTGTTCGACAATCAGTGGTCCGGGTCCGCCAACGACTGATTGTAAAAGTGACAACATCATATATTTTTATTTTGGTCTAACCTTTATTTCGTTTTAGAAATCCAAGCATCTACATCATTTTCATTTTTTCGTTTAGAGGCGTTTCTTATCAACGTGACGGATATAAATATAAGGGCAGCGGCGACGGCGAGTTTATTCATTATAGTATATATCATTATTATATTTATTTATGTTCGAGTAATTTGAAGACATCATTAATCTTATACATAATGTTAAATAATTCATTTCTCGTTGAAACGTCACTCGGTTTCACGATTTCAAATTCGACCTGATACGACGTTGGATCTTCGTTATCCATATCTTCGGAATCTCCACTAGATATGGTCATATCTATGCTTAAATTTTTGCGAATAAACGAGATTCGTTTTTTGAATCTTTTGCGATCCATATCATTCAATTCCATATCATCGGGCTGTGCGACCTCTTTACAGATACTAAATCTAATATCATAGGGAGCACCCTTAATTTTCTTAAAGTCTTCTTTGAACATAGATCTTTTTTGTATAATAGCCTGATCTCCGGAGTCCTCGTCGATGGTCATTCGGATACTGTCCCTATCTCGGTAAAAAACTTCGGAATTGGTCTCTTTTTTGTTTTCCCATCCCGGATATTGCGAAAGACCACGGAAAATTCTATCGAAAACTTCTTTTCCTACGTTTGTATCAAACATCTTACCATTGAATTTACCGAGACGAATTTCTACTTCGATTTCGGGATCATTCTTATTATTTTCAAACGCGGATTCAATTTTTTTGACGATAATCTCCGTATTCATGATGACTATTTATAAATGCGTGTTCCCCTTAAGTCTTTTTTATTTGGTTTTTTTAATGAAAGGTTTAATCAACTTAGGAAACACTTGTTACTTTAATGCTTCTCTCCAGTGCCTTTTACAGATTCCTTGTATATCAAATCATTTTTCGACGAACGGTTATTCAGGAGATTGTGAATTTACAAATTTATATTGTGATTTGGTTAAAAAGTTTTGGAATAAGAACTCAACGGCAAATATAAATGTTAATACCTTACTCGTAGCATTTCAGAAACAATTTCCTCGTTTCAAGGGTGGGAACGAAGAAGATTCACAAGAGGCTTTGTTATGTATCATAGACATATTAGAAAGAGCCGTTCCCGAGATAAAACCA